CACCTGTAGATCCAGTTGCACCTTGAGCTCCATTTGTTCCAGCAGAACCTTGAGCACCTTGAGCTCCGTTTGTTCCAATAGAACCTTGAGCACCTTGAGCTCCATTTGTTCCAGCAGAACCTTGAGCTCCAACTTCACCTTTAGTACCTGTTGCACCTTGAGCACCTGTTGCACCTTGAGCACCATTTGTTCCAGCAGAACCTTGAGCACCTTGAGCACCATTTGTTCCAGCAGTTCCTTGTGAACCTTGAGCACCTGTTGCACCTTGAGCACCATTTGTTCCAGCAGTTCCTTGTGAACCTTGAGCACCTGCTGCACCTTGAGCACCATTTGTTCCAGCAGTTCCTTGTGAACCTTGAGCACCATTTGTTCCAGCAGTTCCTTGTGAACCTTGAGCACCATTTGTTCCAGCAGTTCCTTGAGCACCTGTTGCACCTTGAGCACCATTTGTTCCAGCAGTTCCTTGAGCACCTGCTACACCTTGAGCACCTGCTGCACCTTGAGCACCTGTTGCACCAGTATCACCTTTAGCACCTGCTGTACCTTGAGCACCCTGAGCACCTGCTGCACCTTGAGCACCATTTGTTCCGGCTGTTCCTTGAGAACCTTGAGCACCTGTTGCACCAGTATCGCCTTTAGCACCTTGAGCACCTGTTGCACCAGTATCGCCTTTAGCACCTTGAGCACCTGTTGCACCCGTTGAACCTTGCGCACCTTGAAGTCCTTGTAAACCTTGAGCACCTTGTGCACCTGCAATGACTTTACTAACTGTAGTAACTACGTAAGAATAGTGGTTTAGACCCTCTGAATAGAATTTAATGTTTTGTGTTTGATTAGTGTTGTTCAATACAGCAATATCAACTCTCATACGGTAAGTTGGATCTACTGTTGCACCTGGTAAGAACACGTCTGTTTCTACCAAGACTGCTGTAGTATTATTGTTGTTCCATCCAATTTGTACGTATTGAGATGATCCAGCAAAATATAGCGTGTTACCTGCGTTGTCTGTTAAGTATAAGTTAACTCTAACTTGAATGTCTTCGTTACTAGCATTTTTAGACATCCACAATTTAAACTGTTGAACTCCGCCTGGAATAACGCTAAATCCAAACTCTTCAGATATGTAGTTTGCGATGATGTCGCTTGTACTAGCACCAACAGAACCCGTAACGATAGTTTCTGGACTAGAAGTTGGGATCACACTCAATTGTTGGTAACCCGGCAATTCAGTTAACGAAGTGTTAAAGTAGTAGATTTCACCTGTACTTAAACCTTGATCACCTTGAGCACCTTTGGCACCTTGAGCACCATTTGTTCCAGCAGTTCCTTGTGAACCTTGAGCACCTGTTGCACCAGTATCGCCTTGAGCACCTTGAGCACCAGTATCGCCTTGAGCACCTGTTGCACCATTTGATCCAGCTGCACCTTGAGCACCATTTGATCCAGCTGCACCTTGAGCACCTGTTGCACCAGTATCGCCTTGAGCACCTGTTGCACCATTTGATCCAGCTGCACCTTGAGCACCATTTGATCCAGCTGCACCTTGAGCACCTGTTGCTCCAGTATCGCCTTGAGCACCTGTTGCACCAGTATCGCCTTGAGCACCTTGAGCACCATTTGATCCAGCTGCACCTTGAGCACCTGTTGCTCCAGTATCGCCTTGAGCACCATTTGATCCAGCTGCACCTTGAGCACCTTGAAGACCAGTATCACCTTGAGCACCTTGAAGACCAGTGTCACCTTGAGCACCATTTGTTCCAGCATTTCCTTGTGAACCTTGAGCACCTGTTGCACCAGTAGCACCTTGAGCACCTTGAAGACCTTGTGTACCGACTTCACCCTTAGCTCCAGCGTCACCTTGTGCACCTATTGCACCAGTTTCACCCTTGTCACCTTGAGGACCCTGTGCACCAACTTCACCTTTATCTCCATCAATACCTTGAAGACCTTGAGCACCTTGTAAACCTGTAGATCCTTGAGCGCCGGCTGCACCATCAGCTCCTTGAGAACCTGTTGCACCAACTTCACCTTTAGATCCAGCATCACCTTGAGCACCTTGTAAACCAGTAGATCCAGTGTCACCTTGAGCACCGTTTGTTCCTGCCACACCTTGAGCACCTTGAAGACCTGCAGATCCTTGGGCTCCTTCAATTCCTTGAGCTCCTTGAGCTCCATTAACTCCTGATAAACCAGAGGCACCCTGGGCACCTGTAGCTCCCTGAGCCCCATCAGGTCCTTGGGCTCCTTGCAAGCCTGTATCACCTTGAGCTCCCTGAAGTCCAACTTCACCTTGAGCTCCAGCAGAACCTACAGCACCTTGAGCGCCTTGTGAACCTGTTGCACCAGTATCACCTTGAGCACCTTGAAGACCAGTAGCTCCAGTGTCACCTTGAGCACCTTGTAAACCAGTGTCACCTTGAGCGCCTTGTAAACCTGTATCTCCAGTATCTCCTTGAGCACCCTGAAGACCAATAGATCCTTGGGCTCCCTGTAAACCTGTATCGCCCTGGGCGCCAATTTCACCTTTGTCTCCCTGAAGACCTTGAGCTCCTTGTAAACCGATATCACCTTGGGCACCCTGAAGACCAAAATCGCCTTGAGCTCCAGTCGAACCAGTTTCACCTTTGTCTCCCTGAAGACCTTGAGCTCCTTGTAAACCGATATCACCTTGGGCACCCTGAAGACCAGTGTCACCTTGAGCTCCAGTCGAACCAGTTTCACCTTTGTCTCCTTGAAGACCTTGAGCACCTTGTAAACCGATATCACCCTGGGAACCCTGAAGACCAGTGTCACCTTGGGAACCAGTTGCACCAATAGGACCTACAGCACCCTGAGCTCCTTGTAAACCTGTATCGCCCTGAGCTCCTTGTAAACCTGTATCGCCCTGAGCTCCTTGTAAACCGGTATCACCTTGGGCACCCTGAAGACCTAGGTCGCCTTGGGCACCTTGTAAACCAGTATCACCTTGGGCACCTTGTAAACCAGTATCACCTTGAAGACCAATAGATCCTTGAGCTCCTTGTAAACCTAAATCACCTTGGGCACCAGTAGAACCGGTAGCACCTTGTGCACCTTCGGCTCCTTGTGCTCCAGTTGAACCTATATCTCCTTGAAGACCTTGAGCACCAGTTTGTCCAATTGCGCCTTGGGCTCCAGCAGCACCTTGTGCACCAATAGGACCAGCAGCACCTTGGGCTCCTAAAGCTCCACTAGTAGAATCAACGTCGAAGGTAACTTTTTTACCTCTCCTAAAAATTAAAACTGAATCTATTTCGATATCATTTACTACACCTAAATTTCTAGCTGAATAGGTAACATCCAAACTTAAACCATCTACTGGTGTACCTTGATCATCAATATCGTCATAGGAAACTGAAGTTACGGTATAAACTAAATATTTTGTTGAATCTAATTCAGATATGACTGTGATTTTAGATCCAATTCCTATCTGTGATTTTAACCATGCACTCTCGTTATTTTTATAATCGAGCGTGTGAATTTTAATGTTAGTAATTTGTTCAACATCATCATTATTGAAAGAGATTCTACCTGGATTTGGTGTTCTACCATCGGTAAATTCAATCAAATAGAGTATTCTTGGTAAGTAATTATTCTCAGCCATTAAGGTACGCTTATTTTTAAGTATTTATCTCACAAAATATTAGTTACCGGTAAAGGATTCGAACCTTTATTTCACTGGTCGGAATAGTGCGTCCTGCCATTAGACGAACCGGCAGAGTAATATTAACCCTGCCGTATGTATCGTAAGATTTGCTAAGTTACTCCGTAACGAAAGAAAAGTTGCCTTTGATGTTTTTATTCAAAGACTTTCCTGGGCTTTCAAAAGCCTCTTTAGTGAAGTTTACGTACGAATCTACATCAACCTCTTGGTAAGTGTAGCTCTTACCGCTTTTAAAAATTACTGTTAAGATCTTTTCTTCTGGGCGATAGCTCCATGAAGTGATTGTAGACGAGTCAACGAATGTGACTTGATGATTGATTCCTGACATACTTTTCTTTTTATAAGATGAAATGAAGATATGTTTCAATGAAACAATCGGGACTACTAAGCATAGAATTATGTCTTTAAGCCCAGAGGTAAAATAAGCTTATGGGAATTTGGTTGGCATGTTCTTCACTGTCACAGATAGATCGGCGTTCTTGAGCGCGCTCGAAACTTGTGATCCAAGGTTTTGACTGCTCATGGCGGCGACAGCTGCTTTTAATTGTTCTATCATCGCTTTAATGTCGGTGTTTGCCACTTCAGTTTTGTTTGCCAATCCCTTAACTTCATCGGCATTTGCTGCCATCGTTTCAACAGCTTGCGCAATAAAATCTCCAAGCGCTTCCATAACGTCTTCGATCTCGGAAGCTTTATCTAATTTAGCCAAGTTGTAAGCTGCAGTGATGATGTCGTTCATCTTGATCAATTTCATTGAATCAACTTTACCAAGATCCTCAAAAAACTTACCAAACGATCTATTTACTTTAACGATTGCATCTGCAGGTCCTCCCATTCCTAAGAATCCACCACCCATCACTTTAGCGTAATATGACATTTTGTCCATGAACTTCATGATACCATCACTCGGTCTTAGAGTCACTATTGCCGCCATAGATTTTGCGATGCTTTCCAAAGCAGTAGCAGCGCTCTGTAAGGCTCCAACGTTTTCAGCAACAAAACTAATAAACTGCATAGGATCCATTTTTGGTTCTTCTGAAGTTTCTCCACCAAAAAGACTTCCAATTGCATTAAATGCTGAAGCAGCCATGTTACCTAATGCGCCAACGGCATTTCCAACACCACTAGCTGCAGCCCCTCCGGCTAGTACTGCCATCACTGCTGCTAAACCACCTGCAAGAGAAAATAAAGATACTCCGATAGCTGCAATATTAGCAGCTCCTATAGAAGCTAAGTCATTAATGAATCCTCTAAATTCTTGGAAACCTTGAATGATAAAATCTAAAACTCCTAGGATAACATCTTTGATAGCGTTAATGATTGGAACTATGATGTTCGATGCAGCCTGTAAAACTGTAGCGATACCGTTAAATGCAGCTGTGATCAAAGGAACTACATGATCTAATAGTCTTCCAAAAGATTGTGCTAACGCATCGATAAATCTACTTAAAGGTTCTACAATCTTAGGGAATAGTTCAACAAATAGTCTTGCCAAAAATTCAATAAAGTGTTCGATATAAGGAAGTGCACCCTCCACTAAGTAAAGAAACACGTCGACCATCTTTTTACCCCAATATTCCATAGCATCGGCCATCTTATAGAGAAGTCCTCCTGGCTCGAACATTGCGCTAGGTAACAATTGAAAAATCCACGCTAATGCAACGATTGCTAAAGCAACTACGATCATTGCTAAAACTCCAATCAAGAATCCAACTGGACCACCAGTTAATTGAACCAATTTACCAAGTAAAGCTGCTGCTGCACCTATAATAAGAATGCCAACAGCTAAACCAATACTCCATGCCATCGGTGGATATTTCCATTCATCTGGCATAAAACTTGTCAACCAAGCTGCAGCCAACATAGAAGCTGCAAGAGCTGTAATTAATAAAGGTAGTAAGAATATTTCTTTAACAGTCCATTTCATTAAAGAAAGGATCATCGCTGGAAAAGCAAACATTAAGATTGCAAAACCAACGTTAAGAGACCACATCGGATCAGGATATTTGTAAGTGTCAGGTAAAAGTTGCATGATCCACGCAGCTAATACAATTGACGTCGCTAAACCTATAACTAAAAGAGGTAATTGCCATACTAGACTTTTGTTCTTACCAAGTACTCTACCACCAGCTTTCATTAAGAGCGCCATAGAGACTGAAAACAATAGAATAGAGAAAGCAGCTCCTAAAGACCATAGTGGATCTGGAAACTTATACTGATCAGGTAACAATAAGAATATTAAGGCTGTCAAAACAATAACAGGAGCCATAATAGCTAAAGCCATGGCTGCGTTAAGTATGTCTTCTCGTTTGACTTTGTTTTCAGCCATTACTTGTACTAATTTAGCAAAAGCAACCGACATTAAGGCCATTGCGACAGTTACAGCTAAAATGCCTGGGATCATTTTAGGACTAATTAAGATACCGGCTAAAGCAATTGCTGGAATAAACAATATCAAGGCTCCTGCCATTAGAGCTAAACCTATAGCAGCTTCTTTAATATTCGCAACAACTCCCTTTACTTTATCTCCTGAATCTCTAAATATAGAAGTATCGCCTGATTCTTTTTTGCTTGTCCCTTTAACAGAATCAGCCTTGTCTCTAGCGGTTGAACCTTTGACAAGAATACGTTTGATGTCTTTTAAATGTTTAACCTGTTCTGATGAATCTCTCGCAATTTCGTTGAGTCTTTCTAAACTTGCAGTAGCATACATGATAAGTTGGTCAGTCTTGACACCAAGGCTGACCAAACTATCAGTCATTTTATTTGCGTTTTCAGCTGAGAATTTCTCAAAAGCGGACTTAAATATGCTCACGAACAAATATTGTTTTTAACTATCTATATATCACTACCTTCTTGGTACATTCATAGAAGGAATCTTTGGTATTTTTGGCATCTTAGGAGCGCCCATTGCTGATTTTTGACTATCAGCCTGTTCTTGTTCCCTCTTATTCTGTTCCTTGATGTCTTTGATCAAGTAGTCGAGCATATAGTGATATTCGTAATAAGGCATTTGTTCTACTTCACTTGGTTGAAGCCTTAAATGCTTCATGAAGTAGAACTTAACCTTAAAGAAGTTCTCCAGAGAGATCTTGAATAACGAAAAGACTTTTGATTCCACCTGGAAATGTGTCTAGTTGCGCGCGGACCTCCTCGCCGCCTATTTGCGCAACCAATTCGGGTTGGGCCCCAATTCGCATTTTTTCTGCTAATCGGTAGATGATCATGTATTTTTTCTCTGACCAACCTTTAGATTCAACTTCATCAGCAAAGATTCTTTTGTCGTCAACTCCTCTCCAATCAGTTTGAATGTAAGGGTAAATCTGCATAAAAGCTCTGTCCCAAGGTTTCTTGTTTTGCTCCTTGTCTTTGATGTATTCTGTGATGGCTTGCATGATACCGATTGAAGGTGGTCTCATGACGATTTCACCAGCAGATTTGGTTTGAATTCTGTAAGCTCTGATGTTTTCATCATAATACTTTTCGATCTCTTCAGGAATCTGATTGATTTCAAAGTGATCCGATTTTAATTCCAAGTCAACTTCTTCGCCTCTTTTGTTTCTGGTTTTGAAGATGATCTTGTTTTCAGGCTCAGGGAAAGTCAAATCTCTGATAGAAAGAATGATGAAAATTCTGTCCTCTTCACAGATGTCCTTGAAAGAAAGCATCTTTTTGTTTGATCTAAACTGAACACAGTTATTGATGATGTAATTCAATTTGTCTTCAACATCGATGAGGTTGTTTTCGTCAACGGTTGAGAAGTATCTGATCTCGTTAACTCTTGCTGCTCTAATCTGTAAAAATGCATCAGCAGGATAGTATCTACCCTTAGAAGGTAACATTTCTAAATTCATTCCGATCCAACCCAAGTGATCATTTGCGCTCCTTGCTTGATCAGGTCCAAAGCGACTCATGTCTACTTTGCCAAGACCCTCGTTTTTAACGTGTTCGATGATTGGGTTTTCAAACATTCCACCCTCTTGTTCCTTTTGGTTAAGGATGTTGTCCAATTCGTTGTTTTCTGACATAATTGTTATTTGTTAAGTTTATTGATTTTTTCTTTTACGTAGGATCTCTGTTCCATTCTGCCTCTTTTGTTTAAATCTTCTTTGATCAAAGATCTAATATAAGCGCTGACCGAAACAGGACGCTGATTGTCTTTAATAGCATCCTCTAAAATGGCGCTATTAAGAGCTGATGATTCTTCTTTGGTTAAAAGAACCTGTAACTTTTCTGTTAGTTTTTGAATTTCAGGTTGCATGTTAATATCTTAGTAACATAATATATTTATCTCGCAAAAAATAGGGAGTCGCCGAGTAGACAACTCCCTAATATTTTAATTAAGCTAATTCTTCCTTAGCAACGTCAGATCTCCAGACGATTTCGATAGTCTTAGCATCAGGTGAAGAATAGTCCATATCACCTAGACCTACTGCAGAAGTGATGAAACACTCTTCGTAAGTTACAGTTCTATAGATGTCACCAACTCTGTTGAATTGAGTTACAATAAGAGTACCTACGTAGTCTTTCTTAAGACCCATTTCACCAGTTGCGCTGTTGTACTGTAGAGAATACCAATCTTTCAGAGATTTGTATAGGTAAGCCTGGTTTGCATCGTTTAAGTTCAACGTAAAGTTTACTGTCAAATCGTGTGCAGTACCATCGGGCATACCAGCGTAAGATCTAGTAGCCCACTTGTATTTTTGTTCAACAGCACCAATTTCTCTGTGGATTGTATCCAAACCTGAAATTGTGTTAACGTGTTGTAGCATCATTTCGCCACCTGGAACACCAGCTGGAGGTAGGATGGTTACTTCGAATAAATTACCCTGAATCGGTTCAAAGTTCTTACCCTTTTTCGACGTTTGGTCTTGATTATAATGTGGTAGAGCCATTTTTTGTTATGCTTTGTTTTTATTTATTATAGATTTCCTGTAGCAATTTCTCCAGTGTTAAGAACAGTCGTTCTCTGAACGATGATTTCTAGACCTTTAACTGGTTCTACGTAAGTGTCAAGAATACCGATGTTAGCATCGATCACGTCGTTAGTGTTGTTAGTACTATCGATGATGTTCTTGTACTCATAGATTCCAGTGTCAGATTTCACTGACTCCATGAATGAATCTGCTAAAGTTTTGATCTCTAATCTTGTTTGAGCCGTGTTGAACTCGAACACATAGTTTTTCAAAATAGCTGCCAAACCGTCTTGGATGTAAATCAATACTTCTCTAACGTGAGCAGATGAAAGTGCAGACTTGATGTTTTGTTGACCAGTCTTGTTACCAGTGATAACCAAACCTGAACCTCTTTGGAAGACGATAGGGTTGATACCAAATGGCTCTAAGTTATCTCTGTCACCTTTGTCGAAAGAATATTCAACTCCAACAACTCCAGGACCTGAAACAACACCTCTTCTTGGACCAGCAACGATTGACCATGGAAGATCTGCTGCGTATTTAGCGATGTAGTTGTTTGATACGTAAGCTGCAGGTGGAATAACCAAAGTCTTACCGTTTTCTCTTACGTTCAAGCCAGGACCATACCAGAATCCGTAGTTAGATCCTTCAGTGATAGATGGCATTGAGTAAAGAGCCGTCGGGTTCTTGCTAAGATCACCTCCGTCTTTTACGTAGTTTGATTCAAAGTTTCCTGAAGCATCAACGAATGAAGGATCAGTTGAAAGTTTGAATTCTTTGATCATTGGAGCGTTCAAGATAGCTGAAGCGTTTTGTCTGTCTTTTGCTAAAGAAGACAATTGGTATTTGTTCAAGATACCGTTTGCAGCTTCGTATGAACCGAAAGTATCAACGATGTATCTGTAAGTAATATTGTCTTTGTCAACCAAAGCAGCTTTCAATTTAGTACTAACTAATTCGTCTAAGCACTCTTTGATAGTAACTGTAGGCGCAACAAATTTATCTAAGTTGTGAACTAAATAGATGCTTGCATTTGATTCGAAAGTTTTGTAAGCTTTTGTGAAACCTGCATCGTAAGCTTCGCTAGTAGTAACTAATAAGGTACCAGGAGTAGTAGTAGTAGAAATTCTAACTACTTTAGCCATTCTTGATGTAGCAGCACCAGGTACGTACATACCAACCACTAAGTCAGTATCGTCGTATTCGAAAGTTGTAGCGGTTACACTGGTAATTGTACCAGCTAAAGTAATTTCTCTGTCTGCAACTTCTTGATCAGAGTAAGAAAGGATAGTTGCAGTAGGATCCCATTGGTGACCGATTAAGTCAACATTTGCATCTTCAACTGCTGTTTCGTTAAGAATACAGAATAAACCTGTTCTTGAAGTCTCTAAATTAATGATAGTCTCAATGTTAAGGTTTCTACCTTCTTGGTCTGTAAATCCTGGGATCAAAGAACCTGTGTAAGAAGCGATCAAGCTAACTTGTTTCATGTTAGCAAATTCGTTCAATTTAGTTTTGTCTAAGCCGTAAGTACCACCTGCGTTTGCATCTTCTTTGAAGAATGAACCGAAAACTGGATCTACGTCTAATGCTTGAGCATCAAATTTTCCTGCGAAAACTAATACGTCAACCATAAAGTCAGAAATGCAATCGTCGTTTGACATGAATGAAGGTACGTTGTTGAAACCATACCAATCAACTGCTTTAACGTCAAATCCAGCTGTGTTAGCTGATTTTCTAACGATGATTGAAAGGTTTTCACCTTTAAGGTTGATGAAGTTTAAAACTCTTTCATCAGCTGCAAAATCGTTGTTGTTTTCAACTGCGATATCAGAGCTTGGGAACCAGAATTTGTCAGTGTTATGAACGTCAGTGTAAGGAGAAGTTGTAGTAACTACTGCGTCAGAAATACTAGCAGTGGTTGGTAAACTTACACCGTTTACAACGTCAGTTGATTCAAATGCTGCTAAGTTAAGAGCCAAGATTGGACCTCTTTGCAAAGTTGCGATAGCAGATCTGTGGAAGTACATGCCTTTCTTCTCTAAAGAAGAATCAATGCTTCCGTAAATATTTGTAAACTGAGCAACGTCTTCGATGAAAACCGGAGTGTTGAAAGGACCTTTTTTAGAGTGGCCAACAACCAATCTGATAGTTTCAGCTGGGATGTTTACAGTCTGGGACTTGTCGAACTCTAAACGGTAAACTCCAGAGCTCTTAAATTGTAGTAATTGTGGACTAAGTGCCATGATTTTAGACTTTTGTTTTTTGTATTTTATCTATATATCCGATCTCGTTTGGTTTTACTTCAACAAGTCATAAATATCGTATTGAAGGTCTCCAGCATCGTCGACATCCTTATATAACACTGTTTCCATGTGATCGTGTAAATTTTGATCAATAGTGTCCAATAATTCTTCAACGAAGTCGGCGTAGTCAGTAGTTCCAAAGAATTCAGTAGCAGTAATCGCTGTCATCACAGTATCATCGTTACCCATTTGGGCACCATAACTACCGTTTTTAAGCTTACCAAATACCGATGCCTCTTTGGCTGTGAACCATTCCCTAACGTCAATTCTGTTCATAGAGAACAGTTTTTTAAAGTTTTGACAGAAGATTGGTTTGTTGTCGGATTTTACTTTGATTCCTGGCTTTAAAGAAGTACTGTCGTGACGGTGTTTAAACCTCAAGATCATTTCTTCGTCAAAGTCGTTTCTCTGTGGAAAAACTGTTTGTAAGTATTTGATCAAAATAGATCCGTATGTGTTGTACTCGATGATGAGTTTGGTGTTCTCTGCGTTAAAGATGTCGATTGCTAAGGTATACAGAATTTTAGCGAAATCTTCGATAGGATGTTCGTTGGATCTGTAAACAGCAACTTGTTTTAGTTTAAAGAAATCGTACATCGCTCCTGGGCTAACTACTTCAGAAATTTCTTTCTTGCTCATTGGACTAACTTCAAAAACATTGATCACCGAATAGTCACCTCCATTTCCTTCGGCGATATCAACCGAAAACAACCAGTATCTGTTCTCGTTTTTAGCTTCTTCTATATCAAAAGATGGATCAAAGAAAAGATGCTTACTAACGTCAATGTGAATGTTGTCAAACTCATCGAGCTCGATAGCTTCAAAACGTTTCATGCGCTTTCTTAGAACCTTCATTTCTTGTGGATCTAATAAGAGTGAACTAGAACTCACGAACTCGTTTCCGTACTGTCTGTTAAATGCCTCTTCAGAACCCAAGTTTTTTAACTCGCGTTTGTACCACGCATCATCTCTTCCAGGTACTTGCCACCAATCAACCCTAAATGCTTTGTATTCGTTGTTGTTTGACTCAGCAGCTGAGTAAATCTCATAGAACTTGTTGAATCCGTTTGGCGTCGAAGTGATGATGATTCTAGAGACCTTTGAAGATGATAACGTAGGATAAACGTTTTCGTAGAATGGATCTACGATGTTGGGTGGAATGTGGGCAAACTCGTCCAAGAACAGCAAGTGAATGGTAAAACCGATACCTGATTTTGCAGTGGTCGACTGACCAATCAAACGACAACCATTATCAAGCTTCATGTTCATAACATCATACTTCATGATGCCTGGTTTCAAGAAGAATGGCATGTTCTCGATCACGACTTTGGTTTTATCGATGATCTCCTTTGTAGTTTCAGCTTTGTTGGCCAAAAGTAGAGCGTTCTTGTCAACACTAAAGATCAGATACCATGCTACGAAAATAGCTGAAGTTACTGTTTTACCGATCTGGCGGGCTGCCAATACAATGTTAAACCTGTTGTGCTGATAGTTTCTCAGCATTTCCTTTTGGTACTCACGAAGCTTTACTTTCTGAATTCCTTCGTCGGTCATTACTACCGCGTATTTTTCAGCAAAGTAAACGATGTCTTTGGCACATTTGGCCAATTCGATCAACTCTTCTTCAGTATACTCAAATACGATGTTACCTCTTCTAAGGTGTTGTCTACCTTCGTAAAAAGGCATAGCGATCTTTGGTCTATAACCCATGTCCATCGCCAAAATAAGCTCATTGACGGCTTTTGTAGACCAAACTACTCTTTCCGATTCAATTCCACCTTCTTCTTTGGGAATCCATCTGTTATCTCCAACGTAATCGCTCATATTATTCTTCGTCGTTGTTTTCTATTTCTTCTGCTGATGTGTCTTCAATGTCATCAGTATTCATTTTCATACCTTCGGCGATTGCGCGCATCAAGTCTTTGGTACCTCTTTGAACAGTTGCACCGTCTGTTGAGACTGGAGCACCTCCACCAGTAATTTCTTTGTTGGTTTTTTGGTGGAACAATTCAGCGTCTCTTGAAATTCTCTTTACTGATTCTTCGGCTGCCATCAAATACATGGTTTGTGATTTGATGATGTCTAACATCGATTTTTGTAAGGTAGCCAATACTTCAAACATTCTGGGTGACAATTCACCACCATCGATTGTTTCCAATAAAGTTGTTAATGCTCTTTCACCAGCTTGCAATTGGTATACCAACGAAGCCATAGTCATTTCGTCTATCTTCTGCTTCGCTTTAACGTATTCGTTGTTGTCTATCAGATCTTGATCCAGGTAGAATTTCATCAAAGACTCAATAGTCTTTTTGGCCTTTTTGTCAGCATTACCCTTCATTTCGGTGTAATTTACTACCGAGGCTTGAGGTCTCATTGCTGGCAATTCAGGATCTTTATCCACCATGTCCAAACTTTCGTCCGGACCTATCAAGTCTTCTAATTCCCGACGTATCTCGTCGGCCTGATCTTTTATCGATTTCGACATATATTATGTGTTAGTTGCTTGGTTTATATATCACCTAGCGTTTATAAGCTTAACCAGAGAAGTTGATGGGATAGCGTTATCGACAACGAATGCTTTATCAGCGTCTCTAACCACGTACTGATTCAATACGTTCGAGTGTTGCTCTTCTTCAACTATTCTATCGAATATTCTGATGTTGGTCAACCAAAGCTTTCCACCAGCAAGTCTGTACATTGAATCGTTAGTAGTCCAAATGGCCAATTGGTGCATAGGTACCACCCACTTCATCATTTGTTGCAAACTATTGTCTGCTGCTTGAGGTGTTGTGTAGTTTTGCTGTCTATAAAGTTTGTAAATATAGAAAGAAAGTTCTCTATGTTCGTTGTTAACGTTTACGACCATAGCGTACCATGTGGTTTGATCCAAGATTATACCATGGTTGTGATCATACTCTATGCCATTGATTCTTACTTTTACTTGACTAGGCCCTAATAACACATCAATACCAGTATCAACGTAACTTCCGTTCAAAACATAGTAAAGGTTTGGATCGCTTGCTAAGAATTTAGGTTTAAACCAAGAAGTCAATGCAAAAGAATCTTCAGCTGTCAAGTTAGCTTGAACTCCGTAAACCACAGCATCTTCACCGTACTCGATTTCAGTTAGATCGTAACAGTTTCTTGAAACCACAGTCCATCTGTTGTTGATGTTTTCGTCTCTAATCTTTAAGTATCTGTTGGTGAAAATTCTAACACCATCAGAATATTCCTTGTTAACCGTTCTAAATTGTTGCGGTTTAGTGACCTTTTCGTATTCGTTTTGAATCTCTTCACCAAAGATCTCGTCCATGCCAACAATTAGATCTTCCAATCTCTCGTCTGCTGTGTTTTTGATAGTAGCAGAGTGATCTTCGTACTTGCGTAACATTACTCTCCAATAGCTTGTGTTCATGTTGAACTCATCAGCTAAACTTACCGAAACCACTTCGTAGACTCTGTTGATCAATGGAAAGAAAAGGTAGTCTTTTGCTCTTGGAGATGTTTTAGGCCCGAAGATCTTTTTAAAGTGTTGATCCACGATGTGAACCTCAAAATCGTCGAACTCCATTCCAAAGATATTGAACTGAAATTCCCTGGTTGGCATTTTGTTGCCAGGAACCAAGATTTTTACGATACCTTCATCGACTACATTATACAACGAGTACTCCATCAAGATAACGTCTCTGGTTCTTTGATCAGGCTCGGTTCTGTAGTATCTGGTTTGGTGACCAAAAACATCACTTACCAATAGGTTTAACTGTTTGTAAACGTTGTCGGCTTTGTTTAGGGCATAAGGATTGAAAATGTTTTCTGGTAACACGCAATCAACTCTGATGTTTGCGCAACCAATAGAAACAAATGGATCACAAGCTCCACAGAATTGAGGACATGCGTCGATCAATCCGTCCCTGGTTTCAAGAGAAAACGTGATTGATAAAATGTGGATTTCGGCCCCCGTAGAAAGCGCTTCTACGTCGCCTTTGATGTCTATCCAAAGAGGTTTAGTGTGATCAAATTCCAGAGTCAAAAGATCTCCAAAGTTTTCATCCATGTTCATTTCTCTAAACTCGCTAAATTGATCATTGGATTGACTCCAACGAAATTCGTAGCTTAGATAGTTGTTAGTATTGACAGGTAAGAAATAATTGACCAATTGACCAGTAACTTCTGGTGTTTCTACCAAAACCAATTCGTTGTCGTGATTAACAGTATCGATAGTATAAGTCACGTTACCAATGATGATCTTGGAACCGCTAGTGAATGATGTGGTAAATCGAGTTCTGTAACCAGTGACTACGTTTGAGTACGCAGTGATGTTAACCTTTCCTGGCGTTAAAACGCTTTTGACACCAGCCAATATTTCGTAACCCAAGACTTTTACTACGTCTTTGTAAGGTTCGATTAAGGACACTACTATTTTGTCACCAATCTCGTCGGCGATGTTACCTCTTACCATTATTCCTCGATGTTTTTATTGACTTCGTCTTGAGGTTTGTAAACTTCTCCCGCAATCCAGCTAGCCACAAATCCAGTTAGAGAAACAAAATAGATTGCTAAATCGTTTAAGTTGGCTTTAAACCAAATCGCTACTCCACCTGCAATTGCCCAAAGAGCAACTACAACGTAAATCATGATCTCTCTCCTTGAAGAAGGTCCAGCTTTCATGATGCTGGTTTTTGTCGATGGCCGCTTTGATTCGGCCCAAATGTAAGTAGCTACGTAAGCTGTTAAAGAGCCAAAATAAGCTGCTAATTCAACAAAATTAGCTTCTTTATATGCTCCAAGGGCTCCCATGATCACCCAGAAGAAAACGACTAAGTATACTAAGCCTTCTCTTTTTCCAAAGTTCTTAAAAATTTTCAAGACGATTGTGCTTTCTTGTATATATCTGACTTAATAGTCAGTAACCAAGAGCACGTCAGGATTGTCGGATTCTATTTTCATATCGAACAAGTCTAGAAATGTTGCCAATACTTCGGCATCCTCGTTAAAAGCCATAGTTGCTAACATAGCTTCAACTTTGTCGAGCAGTTTAACAGCTTTGATCCGAATGTATGGCTTTTCTTTGAAGAACCCAAGAGGTTCCACTAGTTTGTTGAAAGTCTTTAGTTGTTCTTCGTCGAAGACTTCATGCAATCTGAGACTACAGTGAACTATTTTAAAGGTAAATTTGATGGTTTGTCCCATCTCTTGTTGATCGACAACACGACTATACATTCTGTTCTTATTCTGAGAAACTTTTACCCACTTAACGTTAGGCATCTCAACAAACAGTCTCTTTAAAAAATAGATGGTATTGGCCGATTTATAGGCAACTTCTACTGGCATCATTTCAGATGCTAACACCTCTTTCTCGAAGTGTTTGTCCAATATAGCGTCAATGATTTGTTTTGATACTACAATAGATCCATCGCTGTATTTTTTAACAGCATATCTCTTACATAGATTGTAAAGCTTAGAATCTAGGTAGTTGTATCTGAAAAGTATGACATCTATAACGTCTGCAAGTGTTCCGGGATTTAGCATTAATAAACCTTAATCTGTTCGTCAATTTTTTCCAATTCAGCATAGAGTTCTTTGGGTGCGAATTGCTTCATCTCCTCTAATTCTCTACTGCCAAATTCGTATTTTTGCATGTAGATCTCAAGAGCTCTATCTGAAGGTATGTATTCACCTTTGGTTTTAGACGCTTCAGATTTTTTGGTTTTGGTATAGAACCATCCTGGCACTGCTTTAAATTGTCTTGCGACCATAGACCAAGAATCAACCACTCCAGCTCCATCGATGCCATTGATGTTGAACATCTGAGCATTTGCTGGATACTTGATCGAAAAGAACCTATTGATCATGAAGTGGTGTCTCTTCTTGTTAAATTGTTTGATTTGGTCGTATTCTTTTGGCTTCGTAAACATGATTTTTACGAAGTCGAATAGTTTAGTTTCGTCCAGCATTAGAATAGTTGTTTAGTCTTTGTATCCTCACCTGGCTTTTTTGTTTCTATGCTTTCGTTTAAATTAGCGAAAGGATCAAAAGATTTTGGCACGATGTCTTTTACGTAGTCAGTGTCCTTTAAGAACTTTTTAAAGTCGCTAAGAGTTTCAAACTCCGTAACTTTAGACTCACTCAATAAAGATGTGCACGCATCAGAACATGCTTTTTGAATGCCTTCAGGAATAGTGTTACTGTGTAAGAGCATCAAACTCATGTTTGTAGACAAACGACTTTTGATAGAAGGTTTGTTGCCTTGACCAACCACTCGATAGATGATGTCGACGATGCTATCAACACACTGAGAAACGAACATGTCCTCGATGTGAAATTTACCAGCTTCTTTCTTGTATTGTTCAACTGCTTTGTAAGCTTGCTGTTCAGTGACAGCAAAGTTTCTGGTTTTACCACCTTTGATGATTTTCTGCCAAGTGATGACTGAAGGAATGTTGTCACTCTTGTCACCCAAAAGAAGTTTGGCCATCATGTACTCGTCACAATTGATCTCTTCAACTGCGATCTTGTTTAGATCGATCCACGAAGCCATGTTTTGTTTGATAGCATCAGAGCCCATGACTTGCTTAGATCCCAAATTGAATAGAAGATCGTCAGCTGTCATGTGTTCAGAGTCTCTGTAACTTAGGTTCTTAATAAAGCCTTCGTAAGTATACATGCGCTTACGCGTTGAATCGTACCACAATACTTGTGCATCAGTAGCTTCTGAACAATCTACCAATTGAACTAGATCTCGGTCACCAGTCCAGATGATGCAAGATTTTCCACGATTGACCAATTCAGAGGTCCAAGAATAGATGATGTCATCTGCCTCGGCTCCGTTGGTTTTTTGAACCTTAACACCGTAAGTGCTTAGTCTATCGGTGAATTCCTTGTAAATGGAATAAACACCATCCCAATCGACGGTGTTGTCCTGAACACGAGTTCCCTTGTATTCTTCCGCTGGATAAAGATCCTTTCTCCACGATTTTGAGTCAACAGCAACGACTACTTCGTCGACAATGCCGCTCAATTTTCTCATTTCGGAAGCAAAGTCAATTGCCAGTTTACGCATAAACTGAGCTTTGCTGTCCTCTGTACCCACTAAAGACTCACCAGCTTTAGGTCTAGGTAGAACAAATAGACGACTATAAACGAAATAGTTACCGTCAATTAAGAGTGTATGTTTACCAAATTTCATAACCTTTTCTTTTTCTTATTGCTAATATACTAAATTCCGGTGACATAAAAAAACTTTTTTAGAAGTTTTTTCGCCGGAGGTTATGAACGCACTATTGTCTGCAGCTTGTAAACGCAACTTAACATAGTAATCGCTGCATCGATGACGTGCACTCGCTGTGCTTGGTGCTCCGCCACTGTAATGATTATTTGTGGTATGTGTTTAACGCTCGCTTGGCGTTCTTGTTTTATATATTCTATAAAATCTGTACCTAATGATTGTAGAACATCATCGACTCTGTTGGCATATTCACTCATCAGGAACTGATAGTTTTTAGCTGGGTCAGTCTCGTTAAAGATTGATTCAAAAACGTCTTTATAGACTGAATTGAATCGTTTAACATCACCCAATGTGATCGTGGTGGTACCCTGTGTTTTGTAGCCTTGTAACTTGTTCAAAGTTGAACGCAAATCAGGAAAATTACGACGCACGAATTCTACTAGAGCATCTTTTTCAATGGTCAATCCTTCGTTCTTACAGATCTCGTAAACTCGCTTGATGTATTTTTTGGTCAGTTCGCTCTCTTCTGACTTGTCAAAATCAAAATTGATCACTTCAAAACGACTCAAGATTGGATCAGGTAGTTTGTTGATGTAGTTACACGTAGCAATAAAGCGTGAATTGAAAGCAAATTGTTCCATAGTAGCACGCAAAGCCTTAAAGAACTGATCAGAAACACCATCGACCTCATCAAGAATAACGACCTTTAATTTACCTGGATCCATGATGGAAACTGTAGAGCAAAAGTCTGTGATTCTGGTACGAATCACGTCTACCGAGGTATCAGTCGAAGCATTGATGTACAAATAAGGTAATTCAAACTGCTGCACGATAGCTTTGGCAGTAGAAGTTTTGCCAGTTCCTGGTGAACCAGCCAATAGAATGTTTTGCACCAATCCGTCCTTGAACTTGGTCATGACGCGTTCTGGTAAAATTAGGTCTTCTAGATTCTTTGGTCGATACTTTTCTGTAAAAAGTGAGTTCATGTGTAAGATTTTATTGTTATACACTGTTATCTGGCTAAGTTTCATATATAAGATGTGAATAAGTCCAGAATACCCATAATTCAAAGGGTGAAGACCCCTAACCCAGCTAACCGATACGGTATAGTTCTCAAGCACTTGAACAAGCTACAACGTAGGCTTCTGGTGTTTCACAGGATTCTAGCCAACAAAGCAGAAGACGATCAGTACATGAAAATCTTGTTCGATATTTACGGCGTGAAGAATGACTCCGAAAAGCTTAGGGTTTACTACGATAGAACTTCAGATACCTTTGTCAAAAAGGATCAGATCATAGAGTCATACAACACGGTCGATTGGAAGTGTGCCATTTCTGGTAGGCCCATCAAGGCTAAATTTATGGAATTTGGTATGGAAAACTTCGTTGATGAAGAGTTTCATGATGTCCTAAAAGCACCAATGGTCGACTCCAGAATTTTGAAATCGACCATTGAGTTTAGAAAGTACTGTCAAAGCATTCTACTTCAACAGCAAAAAGATTTTATGGACTATAGTAAGCGAAATGCCAACCCTAAAAAGTTGAAGCGCTTACAATAAATTACTGAATTTGTCTTTGATAGAAAGTCCTTCGTTCAGAGCATACATTGCTTCAAACTTCTTGATCTCCATTTCAAAGATTCTACCAAGTTCGGTACCTTCAAGCTGCCAAGATTCTTTCGCAGAGATTTTATCTTTTAGATCCTTCAACTTCTTCAAGTTGTCAGAAGAAGCTTCTTTCTCCATTTTCTTTTTCTCAGCTTCAGCTGCTTTTTTCAACATATCGATCTTGTCTTGATCGCCTTTATCTTTTTTCTCCTTCTTGGTAAGCTCGTCTATAGCGTCTTCGTACTCTTTGATTTTTGCTTTAGCTTGGTCAACTTTAGGATTCTTAGCAATCTTCTCCTCTTCTTTCTTGATTAGATCGTCGATTCTCTTAAGTTTATCGTCTTTACTATTCTTTTCCGCGCTAGGTTCCTGGTCAGTTACTTCAGACTTACGTAGATCGTCTAATTCCTTAGTAAGTTTGGTCACTTCCTCTTGGTTGTCTTGAAGTTTTGCCTTAGCAATCTTCTTACCAAGAATTTGCTTTTCAATATCGTTAGCTTCTGAACCTTCTTTGCCTTCTTTGCTGGCAGTTAAGGTTTCAATTTCTTTATCGATAGCTTGTACTTTTTCAGTGTTGTCGGGTTTTTCTTCGCCCTCTGGCTCTTTTTCAGAATCTGTAGGCTCTTCGACATTTTCTCCGCTACCTAATTTCTTTCTGAGTTCGGCTAATTTACCCTTAAACAAATCAACCTTTTCGTTGTCTTTTTCAACTTTGGCTTTTTGCATTTTCATACCGACAATTTTCATTTCGGTCTTAATAGCTTCGTCGCCTTCTTGAGAATCTTTTAAATCTGTAAGCTCTTTGATCTTTTTATCTAATTCGGCAACAATTTTTTCAGCGTTGGCATCAATTTTGTCTTGACTTTCTTCGCTTTCAGCTTTTGCATCTGCCAAAGACTTTTTCATAGCTTCAGTTGCAGATTTGATAGTAGCCTCTAGTTTTTCTTTTTCTTCGGGATCCATCTCGTCAGCCAACAATTTCAATTTCAATTGAGCTACTTCGTTAGCGATCTCGTTTTTCTTGATAGCAATAACCTTTCTAACCTTTCCAGAAAAGAATCCGTTTAAATTGTCTTCGTTATATTTTTCGTCAAGATGTGCTTGGAATTCTGTTGCTGCTGCAGAAACATCGTCTTTTTTCTTTTGAACAGTCTGTACTTGTACTCCAAGTTTTTTAGCTGCTGCTTTCATTCTTGGATCAGCATCGTTTGTTGCCATTCTAGCCTCTTCGTCGTCGGGTTGATTAGTATCGGCCTTAAACGCATCTTGCTTCATTTTAAGTTGATCAACCGCAGCTTGTAGTCTAACTTCTTGAAGTTTTAAAGTCTTCAATTTATTGTAATCAGCTTCAACTGAAGCTCCAATTTTAGCATTTCTCTTGGAATCCTTAACAGCCTTAACAGAAAGACCTAGAATACCTAAAATTGCACCAATACCACCTGCTAAAAGAGGAAATAGGGGATCTCCTTGAAAGAAAGTGTCAATAAGAGCACCTTCATATAATTTTTCTCTATCTTCGTTCTCTTCGACAGGTTCCAATTGGATAGCCAAATCTTTTAAGCCACTGATGATAGTATCGATCTCTGCAGAAAGATTGGAAACGTATTCTGAATCCACCTTAGGCTCAGAAACTGTTGATGTTGTAGTAGAAGTTTGAACGTTTGACGAAGCCGAAATTTCAGTCTCGTTAAGCTTTAAGAATGAATCGTATGAAGCTATTGCCTCGTTTAATTTGAATCTTTTCATTTTAGAAATGGTTTTTTCTTTGACTATATATCCTAAAAAGAAAAAGGCTTCCTTTTGGGAAGCCTTTTTAGTATTTGAGTGTAGTTACTTATTAGATAAGTGAACCAGCGCCGCTCAAGTTGTTATTGTTGATAACAAATGAGTAGTACATAGTCTCAGGGTGGAAACCTGCTTCAACAAGAGCGAATCTTGATTTAACAGCCACTTTAGGAGCCATAGTACCTTCAGCGATAGTTTGTACTGATTCAGCCATCAAGTAAGGCATGAATACTAAACCAGGACCGTTACCGTCACCTTTTCTACCAACCAATACTCTACCATCAGACCAAGCCATTCTAGGATCAGTGTAGATGTTGATACCAGCGATTGAACCTACAGGGTAGATAGCACCAGCATTTTGAGAGATTGTGTTAGCGAATGGGTTAGGAAC